CTGCTTGGGCAAGCTTGAAACAATGGAATGACTTAGGCGGTCGAGTACGTAAAGGCGAGAAAGCAACAAAAATTGTCTACTGGTCACAAGCTAAAGATAAGAAAGCAGAGCAATCAGGGGAAGATAAGTTTTATCAGTTCGCTAAAGTATCTTATGTATTCAACGTAGAGCAAGTAGATGGAATTGACATAATACCTAGTGAAGATATTCCGGTATCAGACAATCAAAAAATTGAAGCTTGTGAAAGCAGAATCATTGCTACTAATGCCAAGTTCACTATTGGCGGCGATACCGCTTGTTATATACCTTCAATTGATGCAATCCGCATGCCAGCACTCAATACCTTTCAATCCGCTGAGCACTACTACGCTGTGTTTTTCCACGAATTAACACACTGGACAAGTGAGAAAACCCGCTGCGATAGAGACTTATCTAAGGGTAGATTCGGCAACGCTGACTATGCTTTCGAAGAATTAGTTGCTGAATTAGGCGCTGCTTTCTTATGTCAGCAACACGGCATCAAGGGCGACTTACGTCATGCCGGATATATAGACCATTGGCTAAAGTGCTTGAAAGCAGATAGCAGAGCAATATTTAAAGCTAGCGCATTAGCGCAACAAGCTAGCGATTTTCTACTGAATTGTGGCACTGATAAGCAGGTTTTGATTGAGGATGAATTACTAGCAGCATAAACAAAGTAGGGGGATTTTCCCCCTATTTCCTACACTTTAGGGGACTAGACAATGTCAACACTTTCAATGTCAAAAATTAATGAACAAATTTGTAATGATTTTGATTTGTATGAATATGGCTCTGCTTATTTGGTAACTATGCCTAATGGCTATCGCTTCATTTTAAGTAACTCAACTAATGAGCAAGACGAAAAACTTCAACGTATGAATGCAACTTTAGAACATTTAACCGAATTGGGGGGCTAACAATGAAATTGTCAGACAAATTAAACGCTATCGCTAATGCAGATTGTTTTTATGGTGAATCACTTTATGCAGCATATGAATCGGAAATTATCACTACCGAAAAAGATAAGCGCGTTTTAAGCCGATATATGCACGGTTCTGAACTAACAGCCGATAGATTTTATTTACAGGATTTGGCTATTCGATTTGCAATGGAAGGTAAATAACCATGCTTAAAACAATTCTTGAACTAATAGCAGGTTTTATATGCTTTATCGTTATGTATGCTTATTTTGTTTTATTACTTTCTTTATAACATAGGGGATTATTATGACTAAATACGCCTACTCTGTTGCTTATCAGACTTTCAATCTTGAAAATAATGAACACTATTCAAAATCTACTTGGATTCGTGGCAAGAATGGAAAATCCATCACTCGCAGAGGTGTAGTTAATTTGTTAGAAAATCAAGTTAATAACGTAGTTGCAGTTTCCAAAATTGAAAAGTGGGTTGACGCTAAATAAGGGGATTATCATGAGTTTATTACAAGAAATTGAGCAGCATGGTTTAGCAGATTGTGAATTCAATAGAAATATTATGAATGAATCATTAAAGGATTCACTGGCAATGGTTCTTATCGACGTTATGAATAACCATGAATCAAGCTTTGAAGTAGTTCAGGATAGATATGGAATAGATTCTATTGAAGCAAATAACCATATTTACAATTTAGCACGTAATTTATGGACTGAATTCGAAATTGATTTAATGACCGTATAAGACGTTTAATTTATTCAGGCTAGTCTGGTATAGGCTAGCCTTTTTTATCGCCCTAAACGGGCTTAAAATCAATTTAAAGGGGATTGTTATGGGTAAGCTTAAAGAAAGCATTATTGTTTCACAAGAATATAACGAATCTGACAATCTTGTTATTGATCCGAATATTGATTTACAGCAAGTAATCGACTGCTTAGTTGAAGGTGCTATCGCTTTCAGAATGTTGTCGAATCATTGTCCAGTTGATGAAAAGCATTATTTCATGAATAAATACAATCAACTTGTCAATTGTGCCGGTCTTTTGCAATCATTGATTTAACGGCTCTCTACGCCGTTTTCAGGATGGGATGGTATCTTTCCATTCCCATGCCTGAATTTTCAGTCCTACGCGCCCGTATGCGCGTTTAAACCCTACTCCGGAGGAAATATGTCCACTCCTAAGAAGATTTACTCCATCACTCCGCTGGCACAACCGGACGCGCAGCCAAGCGCGAGACCCAAAAGGTTTAGCAAAACCCAAACCCCGAAAGCCACTTCAATCCTAGATCAGAACTTTGCTTACACATCGGCAGCAGGTACAGACCTGAGAGCTAGATTCAAAGCTATGGGATTCAAAACCCCAAAGGTAAAAAGAGTTAAGTAAATGTTACTGCTTAATTTTTAAGCACCTATTATATGTTTTTCTATTGAGATAAAGAAAATAGTCGATAGTTCTTTGTATAAAGAACTATTCATAGACTTTATATATATCAAGAACCATGCCAGCTAAAGTTATCCACAGGTTATCCACAGATAGATAGTTCCTATTGCTATCTGAAAACCAATAATTATTATTCATAGACAATAATCTGCTAATCATTTACATTGCGTTTGCAGTATCTTTTTAAATTACAACTAGGAGGGGATATGAGAAGTAGTACGCCTAGATTTATAAGCTTGCCAGAGGTGAGTGAAATTACTCAGCTAGGTAAGTCAACGATCCTTGCATGGGAAGCGCAGGAAAAGTTCCCAAAAGCTGTGAGGCTTTCTAAAACACGTCGCGTTTGGCTTGAACAAGACGTTCATCAATGGATGCTTAATCAACACGCCGAAAGAATAACGGAGGAATTATGAAATACCTATTTGCATTATGGCTGGCTATTACCGCCCCACTTGTGTACGCATCATGCACCTATCACACCTATTGCGATCAAGGTAGATGTGTGACTTGTACTACCTGCTGCTACGGTAACAACTGCAATACAAGCTGCTACTAAACTAGACAACCCTAAAGGGAGATTAGGAAATGACATATTTGAAAGACATTAAAGTGTGTGTTGATTGCACCTTCTACGGTACACCTCACGGTCAACGTGACCGCTGCATACATCCCAAGCTAACCACAGTTGATTTAGTTACTGGTAACGCTGAATACCCTTATTGCCATGCAGAGAGACGCACACAACTACCAGACCGTTGCGGCGATAAAGGCACTCTATTCGTTCTAAACAAAGAGGCAGAGGCAGACCGACTAGGCCGTTTAAAGGAGCTAGAGGAGGTTATGCGTGAAGCCCCTACCCTATAGCCCCCAAGACCTTGATCGCACGATAGCAAAGCTTACGGCAGTCCTAGAGGATGAATTCGGTGATGACCTAGCAGGATGGGGAGCAGCCACTCTAATACTACTGTCAACGATATTAGATATGACAGGCGTGGATAGACAAGAGATTGCTAATCACATACTGCAACCAACTAGGGGGGATTTGCAATGACTAAGGATGACATTATCCGCATGGCTAAAGAAGCTGGGTTTGAAAGAACAAAAATGCATGGAGCACTTGAACGCTTTGCATACATAGTCGCAGCAGCAGAGCGCGAGGCGTGTGCTCAAGTGTGCTTGATGCCAGTTGATGAAATTCAAATCACAGATGATTGCAGTGAGTATGTCTACAAAGATCATCTGAATTGTGCTGAATCTATCCGCGCAAGGGGGCTAAACAACATGAACAAACAAGCAGAACAGAATGGAGAACAATTATGACAAGCGTCAATACAGATGATTTTGCACCAGAGGTACGTAATGCAGCATGGTGGTCAGGAGACAGTCGCTTAGCAGCTAATGGTAGAGCCGCAGACGCTATTCTTGTTAAGCAGGGAAAGAAGGAGCCGCCTGATCTATCTGAAGTGGAAGAAGTCCAGATGGGTAAGGTGATGGAGCCAACCATTGCCAGACTGTTCCAAGACAAGCACAAGATAGAACTCAAGGACGCAGACTATGTTCTTTCGCATAAGACTGAGCCGTGGCTTAAATCTCATTTTGACTACATCAGTGCAGATGGACGAATACTCGTTGAATGCAAGAACTACAACATGGGCGTTATGTCTAAGTTCGACGAAGAAACAAACATGGTTCCTGTTCCTGATATGGCGCAACTCGTACACGAAGCGGCCTGTCATAACGTGGATGAGATTTATCTTGCGGTCTTGTTTGGAGGACAGAAGTTCAGAACATTCCACTTCAACATTACTCAGGAAATGAAAGATGAGCTTGTCAAAGAGATGGCAAAGTTTTGGGGCATTGTCGTATCGAATGCCGAGCCACAGGCTAGTGATGTTGAATCAACCAAGCTTATCTGGCCTATTTCGAGTGAGGAAGTGGCAACTGCAACAGGCGCGGTGGAACAAGCTTGCTCTGTGCTTAGTGAATACAAGGCACGTATCAAACTTCTTGAAACCGAAGCGGAGAAGGTTGAGGTTGCGATACGGGAATACATGGGTACGAAAGGTGCGCTGGTTAGCGTGGATGGAAAGACGCTTGTCACGTGGCGCAACAGTAAGGCAAGCATGAAGTTCTCAAGCGAGTTGTTCAAACAGGCTATGCCAGATGTTTTCCAAAAGTTTGTAGTTGAAGTAAATGGTTCACGTAGGTTCTTACTTAAATAATAGGGGATGAGATGAGTAACTTAGTTCCGTATCAAGACATAGAAAAGATGGCAATAGCGGTCGCTAAGTCTGGACTATTTAATGTCAAGACAGCAGAGGAAGCTATGGCCTTAATGCTAGTAGCACAGGCAGAAGGATCACACCCTGCTATAGCTGCGCGTGACTACCACGTCATCCAAGGTAGGCCAGCATTAAAAGCAGACGCAATGATGGCTAGGTTCCAGCAAGCAGGGGGCAAAGTTGAATGGACGGAGTACACAGATGAGCGAGTTACTGGTGTTTTTAGTCATCCCGCTGGCGGGAGTCTTGCTATCACTTGGACTATCGAGATGGGAAAGAATATCGGGTTGGTTAAACCGGGTAGTGGATGGCACAAGTATCCACGAGCTATGCTCAGAGCGCGTTGCATCTCAGAAGGTATCCGATCCGTATATCCCGGCTGTGTCGCAGGTGTTTACACGCCAGAGGAAGTACAGGACATGGAGCCGCAGAAGCAAACTCAGGAAGTCAACATGGGGAAAGCGGAAGTCGTGGTTGAGGAAATAAAGAAAACGAAAGAAAGAAAAGAAGGCGAAGTTTTTTTGCCACTGTACGTACCGGGGATAGAGGAGCCGTTCAGCGAGTCCACGGATTTAGCAGAGTGGGAGATATCTTTTCACGACATGGTTCACAAAATAAAGGCAAGCCAAAAGCTTAGCGATGACACCAAACGCGACAAGCTAAAGATGCTGAAAGATGCAAACGGTCTTGTTATAGACAAGCTAGACGCGCCTACCAAAATGAAAGTAATGGCG